AATGCTGCCAATCAGGTGCACATTATAGCAAGTTTTATGGAGGTCACGAAAGGGCAACTCTGATTAATTTACACTCTCTATTTATTACCCCCGTATTTTCACTACAACTAAAAGGCCACGAACATCTTATTGATAACATTTATCAACTACGAGAAAAAGATGAGATGGGTATGCCTCGCTCAAACATAGGTGGTTGGCATAGTCATGATGAAATATATAATATTAAAAAATTTAATCCGTTGGTCGGTGACATTCTTAAATACGCTAAAGATTGTTTTAATCACATGGATGTACAAGATGATTACAATCCTGAGATGACTGGTATGTGGGGTATGATAAATCCACCGGGATCACGAAACAACGTGCATACACACCCTTACAACTATCTATCAGGTGTATTTTATTTAAAAGCTCCTAAAAAGTGTGGAAATATTGTGTTTCTAGAGCCTAAACCACAGTCGGAGGTGTTATCACCCCCTAAAATAGATAAAGCCTCCATACACCTCGCTCACAGCGTACAATGGGAACCTGTTGAAAATTCCTTGATTTTTTTTCCATCATGGTTACAACATGAAGTACAAACAAATTATTCTAATGATGACAGAGTTATTATTAGTTTTAACATAAATTGGAGAAACACTAATGCCGATAATTGAACCAGCTGAACTACTAGGACATGTTACAACTTCAGATGGAAGACAAATTCCTCATTATAAAGTAAAGACTGAAACAACGTTAACACATGTGGACACAGGTGCTGAGTATAATTCGGAAGAAGAAGCTCAAGCTGATATTGATAATCCAGGAACATCTACAACAGCCGAGAAAATAAGAAGAGATGTAAAAGTATTTGCTCCTTCTTTAGCAGACATGTTAGGTGTAACGCCTGAGTAAAGTATTTGTACAAGAAGATTTTTTTCCTTTAGATATATACAATGAAATAGTTCAACAGATGACTTCTGTTGAATATATTCCTCCCCTTGCTGATAAAATCAAAGAACATAAAGGATCTTATTGGCATACACATATCATACCTAATGATTGTGATGTTCAAAATAAAATAAAAAATTTAATTCAACAAAAATTTAATTTTAACATTTCAAGTTTTATAGAATCAACTTACACTATGGTGGGAGCTAGTGATATGCCTAGACCTCATACTGACATAGGTATTGGAGCAACTCATCAATGTTTAATTTATATGCATGGAGAAGAATCAACAAATAACGGCACAGGTTTTTATCATCAAAAAAATTTAGAAGAACATGAACTTAGTATTCATGTTGGTTTTAAATGTAATAGAGCAATTTTTTTTACATCCGATGTTTTTCATTCACCTTTACAGTGGTCTGGTAATGGTTCTTTCAGATATTCTATAGGTAATTTTTTTACCTAAGCACCGCAAGCTTCACATTCCATATCGGAATCTAATCCAGTTACCATTACAGTTGCATCAGAGTTATGTGGCTTACCTTGAATTGTATGTATATGAGGACCTTTTTTATGTTCTAATAATTCTTTTTGTAATTTTTCGTTGTCTCTTTCCACTGCTAATAAACGTTCGTGGTAACGACTCACCTTATCAGCAAGGGTAGCTATAGCCTTCAATACTTCTTGATTTTCCATAATATCTCCTTGATTTATAATTTTTGGGTGAGAACCAATTTAAACAGGTGTACAGAATATATCAAGTAATCTTTTTATAATTGTTTTCTTGACAGGAAATATATGTGTTGATATGAAAAAGACAGAAAAAAGAATGGAAGCACAAACAACTGCATTTGGAAGAATTGTTAAAAGATATCATATGCCTTTAGAGGCTATTGATGACTTAAATAAAAAATATGAAGAACACAAAAAGAAGTTAGCTTCTTTTGGACCAAAACTAGCAGGAAGATTAGATTCAGAGTTAGAGTTTACACAGCTTATTGGAAAAACAGATATAGCTAAACACATAGTGGATTGCATGAATGATTATATTGAAACATGTGAAAAAATAAATTTATATAAAGGAAGTAAGGATTTAGAAATTTTAAGTTGTTGGATAAATGATATGAGAGAAGGAGAGTACAACCCTCCTCATACTCATCATGATAACACTGGTTGGTCTAGTGTAATGTTTTTAAAAATTCCAGAATTTATTAATGATGCGAAAGATCCACATAAATTTTCAGATGGACAGTTAGGTTTTACGTCTGTTGATGGTGCAAACATGACATGGATGGAACCTGTAGTAGGTCATTTTTATTTATTTGAAGCAAAGCATCAACATTGTGTTATGCCGTTTAAAACTAAGATAAAAGGAGAAATTAGAAGATCTATGTCTTTTAACTTTGTACAAAAAATATGAGTAAACCTTTATTTAAAATACATGATAATCTTTTTAATGAAAAAGAAATAGATACTTTGTATGGGTCTTTTCGAGACGAAAAACCTTGGACATTTACAGGAGCAGCAAAAGATTTATCAGGCCCTAGAAAATTTAAAAATCCTTTAGAAAAAGAAGATGAAATTAATAAAATATTATACAAAACTGCTGACGATATTTTAAAAAAAGAGAATTTATTTAACTCTGTAAAATTAGTAAACGCTTATGCTAGTTCATATGTTTATGGGACAATGCATGATTTTCATGAGGATGGTGCCAATGACTATGATCAAATCTATACTATAATGTTTTATTTAAATAAAATATGGGCATTTCCCTATGCAGGTGAAACAGTTTTTTTAAACAAAGACAAAACAGAAATTGAAAATGCTGTTATTCCTAAACCTGGAAGAGCTGTTATCTTTGATGGTTTTATTACTCACGCAGCTCGTGAAACATCTCGTTCTTGTATTGAGCTTAGAATGGTAGCAACTTTAAAATACGAAAGAAAAAATGTTTAATAAAAAAATTACTTTTTGTGCTACGGATGGAAACATGCTTGATATATGGCCACATCCTAAACCTGCTTCAAGAGTTATTGCGGAAGAATATAAAAAATTAGAAAGACACACAAAAGGAAATTTACATTCACCTACAGTTAAAACTTGTATGCCTTTTTTAGACTCTATGTCGATGGGATATATAATACCTTTTGATCAAGATTATTTAGTTGATCCTGTTGAAAATGATTTTAGTGTCACTCCTGCAAATAGAGAACACGGTGAATTTGGATTTCATAATCAAACTCAGCTACCAAAAGAATGGCATAAAACAACAGGAGAAAATGCAGGAAAATTTATAAATAAATGGTTAATAAAAACGCCCCCTGGTTATAGTTGTTTGTTTATACATCCAATGAATAGACTTGAAGAAAGATTTAAAATTATTGAAGGAGTTGTAGATACAGATAATTATGTAAACATAATTAATTTTCCTTTTATTTTAAAAAAAAGGGATAAACAGTTTCTAATTAAAAAAGGTGAACCTATGGTTCAGGTAGTCCCTTTTAAACGTGAATCTTTTAAAATGTGGTCTGGTTTTTATATGGAAAAATTGCACAGCAAAACTCTTAATTTTTTACAGAGTGAATGGATTGATAGATATAAAAAAATGTTTTGGAAGAAAAAATCTTACAAGTAAAGGATGTTTTTTACTAATAGTTTGAATCGTAGTCTTTCCAAGTTTTAGACCAGTCCCAATAAGAATTTGTTTCAGAATTGCTTTCACTCCACTTTCCAGGAGTTTTACCATCACTTATCCAACTAGCAAAAGCAGCATTATAAGCATTGTTGTACGCAGTTGTAGCAGCCTCTATTTGACCTTTTCGTGTTTCTGCCCAAGTAAGTAAAGCATCTATAGTTGTTGATCCAACAGCATCACTTGTAGCATTTAAATTGGTATTCCCTGTCATATCACCAGTAGAAGGGTCTTTACTTTGAATTTCGTTTTGACCTGTTAAAGCATTCCAAATTACAGCGTGAATTGTGTTTGGCATCCATCCTGCTTGCCATGCATTGCCTTTATCAGCCCAGTCAATATGAAAAGAATCATCTATTTTTATATAACTGTCGTTTGAAATTACTATTTGCGTTGCCATTTATATCTCCTAATGCTTTATAATATAGTTTACCACCACAAAAGGTGAGAATGAATTTGTTCCTGCAGCGGCTACAGTTCCTGTCAAACTTGTTGTAACATTACCAGTTAGTGAACCTGATAAGGTATGAGAATGAGTGTGACCAGTTCCTGATCCTTCATTTCCAATACTAGCGTTTGGAAAAGTTATTCCACCAGCATTAACACTATCTACACCTTCCATTCCTGATGTTCCTTTACCAGTTGTAGTGTGACTGTGTGATGCTAATTGAGCAGTTGTTAATGATGTATTAGAAATAGATCCTGTTACGGTAACAGCTTGGTTTGTAGCGTTAGTTGCAGCTTGGTTGTTTGTTACAGATACTGTTACTGTGTTTGCTCCACCAGTGCCTGCTAAGTTATATGTATTACCATCATAACCTTGTGGCATCTTACCTTGTAATTGAGGAACATTAAAAGTTGTTGATCCATTACCAACTCCGTAAGTTGTACCTGTTACAGCGAATAATTCTGCATAGGTTGTTCTTGATACGGCTGAACCATCACATAACAAGTAACCTGCTGGAGCCGTAGCTTTAGTCCAAGGCTTAATAGCCCCTACTTCACTTCTGTTTACTATATCTTGTAAGTTAGCCATTAGTCGTTATATTTCAACCTCCATCCATTGTCTGCGTTTACATAAACGAGAGCAATGCCCGCACCGTTAGTGCTTATTGTTAAGTCTGCAGCGGATCCTTGTATCTTCTGAGAGTTACGTCCCACTGTTAAATTGTTTGTACCGAAAGTTCCTTCAGCGTCAATAATTTTTACTTGATTTCCAATTGTAGGAGAAGCAGGTAAAGTAATTGTAAATGCACCTCCAGAGGTATCAGCAAAAAGATTGTCTCCGTCTGATGCTGTGTAAGTGCCAGTTTTAATAACCCAAGCTTCACCTAAACCAGCTAATGAAAAAATATCATACCAGTTAGTTCCGTCAGTAGATAATAATCTATACTTACCATTAACAACAGTTGCAGTATTTCCTGAAGCACCTAGTCTAGCAGATATGTCTGCACCGCCACTGATATTATTATAAATACCAACAGTTTTTTGTGTAGCTGGGAATTGTAAAGTGTGAGTTGTAGAAACTGTTCCTGTTAAAATTAATTGATTTTGTCTAGCTTCGTTGTTTGCTTGAGATTGTGGACCATCACCGTTTGTTAGTGTGGTTGAAGTTCCTGTAGTAATTGCTTTAGAATAAACACCAGCAATAGCAAATTCAAACACTTGAGAGAAATTGTTATTCGTAATGGTACCCCAGGTACCCGAATTTTCTCCTGATGTTTGTAGCTCTATTCGTAAGCCAGTTGAATAAGTTGAACTCATTATTTAATCTCCTAATAAAGTTTTAGTTATTATTTTAAAGTTTGTCAAAACTTTTATGCAGCTTTATGAACTTCTGTCCAACTTATGGCTGGGTTAGAGTCATCTACTTCAGACCAAAAAGTCCCTTGTAAAGTCCCTGTGCTACTTGTAACAGAAACTCCAGTCGGTGTAAAGCTTACATCTATACTAATATTCAATACTCCAGTAGATATTGTGGCTGCTACACTAGGCGCTTCATATACACTCGCTTGAGTAGCATCTCCTATAGCAGAGGTCATTGCAATACCAGTTACGGATACTGTAGCTCCAGCAGTGGTTGTAACGTCTCCCTCTGATAAAGTTAAAGAATTACCAGTAGCAGTTACGTCTGCATTACCAGTAGCAGTTTCATCACCAAGAGAGGCTGTTGTACCTACACCCGTTAAAGTAAGATTACAGTCTCCTGTCATTGTTAACGTACCAGCAGAAGATGTTATTGCGTTCCCTGCTATATCAACAGTTTGTGGTAATGTTCCTGTACGAGATGTCATTCCTTGTTCAGTAACAACAACAGTTAAATTATTATCTCCTGATATTGAGAAAGTTCCTATTGATGATGTTGATTGAACACCTGTAACAAATATTGAAGTTCCTGGAGTTGAAGCTGCTGAAGCAGCTTGAACACCTGTAATTGTAGGTGCAACATCTCCTGTATATGTAATTGTTCCTGTATTTGTAGTTGTAGAAACTCCTGTTAATGCATATTCAGTTTCAAGAATGTTCCAAAGATTATCACTCCATCCAATAATTTCACCTGTGACTTGATTTGCACCACGACCCCAACCAGATTGAAATACACCAGATGCATCTTCTTGCCCAAGGGAAGAAGTCATACCTAGTCCAGTAGCTGTAACATTAGAATCAGCAGTGACTGTTTCCGTACCAAGAGTTGATGTGATTGAATTACCAGTAGCGTTAGCGATTGCAACACCTGTCGCTACAGCAGTTCCAGTAGTAGAAGTTGTAGGTAAACCAGTAGCAGTTACGTCTGCATTACCAGTTGGTGATTCTTCTCCAAGAGAAGAAGTCATTGCAGCACCAGATAATCCGTTGCCTACTGATAAAATAAAATCGCCATTACCCCAAGATGCTGCGTTCCATCCTAGTGGTAAACTTGTGCCTACACCTCTATTCCATCCAGTAAGTAATTGATTGTCTACAATCGTTGGATTAGGCATTGTGCCTAATGTTGACGTTACTGCATTACCAGTAAATGCGTACTCACTTGCTTGAGCAGCATCTCCAATACTAGATGTAAGTTGTATTCCTGTAACCCCAAAAATATTGGTTGTTATTGTTGATACAGAACCAACTGTTGAAGTGAGACCATTACCTGTAGCGGTAACGGGTGCGAAGGTATTCCATGCACCCGAATTCCAGGTCTGTCGGCCCCATCCTTGGATAGTGGCCATAATTTATTCTCCTATGCGATCCTTAAAATTGCAGCAGTTGCTTCAGCAGCAGGGAACGTAATTGTAAATGTTCCTGAAGTTGAAGTTTTAACTGCACCAAAATCTAGTACACAAACAGATGCATTGGTAGTCAAACCAGTTACAGTTGAACTATTATAAATTACAGCAGCTTGGGCTGAAATAGTTGCACTTGTAAATGATATATCACTAAAGTCACAAACAGCCGTATCTGTAGATAATGCTGGCGTAACAGATGTTAACGCTCCACCACCTTCAGAATAAGTGCCTGAGTTTGCTACTTCGTCAGTTTGAGTAAATGCAGTTGTTGATTTGCTCAACGTTGCTTCGTTATCGTATAATGCTAGTTTAAAAGCGTTCCCTGTCGTTGCCGTAAAATTGTGTAGGCCTTTCAGGATCTCCACTTTAAAACTGTTACATACAGCTTGAGTAATTGCCATAATAATCTCCTATGGGTTCCTTGATTCGAGAGGGATACGAATAACGCCGTCCCGAAATTCATCTCTACGGTCACGCCCCATCTCATATGTGGCTAGAGCCTGTAA